CAACAACACCCTCGTTGTGAAGGATATTATTGTAAGCTTTTATGTTTTTTATTTTGTTGTCCTCGCAATGGTCTATAATCTCTTGGATTGTGTAAGACTTTTCCTCAACCAAGAATGGGAACCTCTTGGCGACGGTGGGGAGACCAATACCTGTAATACCTGGGAGATTATCTGTCTTATCCCCGACAATGGAACGAGCGAGGGCAAAGTTATTTGGATGAATCTTAAACTCTTCCAAAATGTTATTTTTATTAACAATCTTCTTCTGGATGGGACGAATAAGGATAGTGCTATCGTTAAGGAGTTGATAGAAGTCCTTGTCGCTGGACACAATAACCTTTTGCCAATCCCAATAAACGGGATGCTGCGCCACCTGCGAAATGATGTCGTCTGCCTCAATATCGTCAATAATAAGTTGGATGACGGGGAGTTCATTGAGATACGAAAACAATCTAGTTAGTTGCCAGTTCTTATTCTCAATCTCCTGTTCCCTCGTCATTTGACGAATGGAACGATTCAGGCGGATTGGACTTCTACCTTCCTTGTAGGTCTTAACAAGGGTTTTTCTTTTTTTAGATCCTCCTCCTCCATCCCAACAAATAATAATCTCACTTGGATTGACATCTTTTATATTTTTTTGAAGGGATTGGAGAAACCCCTTTAAACCGCCAATAGGATTACCGTTGGTGGAGATGGAGGGGTTGATGATATAGTTGCGGAAATACATATTCATCGCATCAATGATTAAAACTCTGTTCATATTTTCATACTCTCTATCTCTTCACCATTGACGGTATATACTGCTTTCTTAACACCAACGAATTTTAACACATCTTGACACAAAGAGCAAGGCTTACTTAAATCTGATTTTCCTGCCTTGTTTATCCTTGCGACATATATTGTTGCTCCCTTGGTTACCGATCTATCTAGTCCCTTGATACAGGATATTTCAGCATGTTCGAGACAAGTTTGCCACTCTTCCTGCCTGAAGCGAGAAGCAAAGGAGCAGTAGTTGTAGCTGTTGGTAGCGAGATTAATAATAGAGCCGCCCTTTGTTAGGACGGCTCCGTGTTTCGCCTTCTTATGATTGGAGGTTTTTGCCACTTTAAGGGCTAGGTTGATTGCTCTTTGATCCCGATTCATCATCAGCCTCGTAAAAGTCCTCGGCACTGCCCTTCCTTTCATCGAACTTCATTATAACCTCTTCGTCGATCAATTGCAAGACACTATTTTTAAATTTTTCATCTTGCAACATCTCGGTCCACCTACCAGGCTGGAACTTTGTTTCGGTTCCATCCAGGTGGACAAGGGTATACCAGGCACCTCGCTGGACCATTCGGTCAGAGGATTTGACGGCATCAAACCAACTTTCCTCATCCATAACACCAATATTTTCTGATTCTCCCCACAGGATTCTAAAAGTGCAAGTTCTACCTTGCGATCCGAAGCGAGACTTCTTAAGAGTAACCTTGACCTCGGAACCAATACGGAAACCCTTATCGTCGACCACAAAAGAGTTCTTTGCTTTTCGAGAAGTGAGCCAAATACGCAATGAATAGGCGTATGAAAGTGATTTACCGCCAGGAGTTACCAGGGGTTCCATCATCGCTTCTGCGGTATTTCTAGTGATATTGGTCTTCAACTGATTCAAAGCAAGAAGAGTTGAGTTCGCATTAGCCAGAGGAAGAGTTAATTTTTGGAGTCCCTTGGATAAAACTCTTGCTTTTACTGCCATTGAGCTTTGAGGATTATAATCCCCCTCAATGTCTGAGTTACAGGGCGTGAGGGCAATAGAATCCCAGATAAATAACAGGCTCTCCCCAACAGACCCAATGAACTCCTCTATTGTTTCGAGAACAAATTCCACAGATTCTGCCTGAATATAAATCAGTGTTTCGAGATTACATCCAGCGTTTTCCAAAAACTTAGGGTCAATTGCAGATTCTGAGTCAAAATAAACAACATTAATTCCTTGACCTTGAGCATTTGCAGCAATCTGTGCAGCCAGAAAGGACTTCCCTGTTGACTCTAGCCCAGCGATCTCTGTGATTTTACCGATGGGGATGCCTGCGTATTTACCCCTGCAAGCAATAGCGTCCAACCAGCGAGAGCCAGTTGGAATCCATCCTGTAACTTCTGTTGGGTTTTCTTGTGTTAGATCGTAGGCAATATTTTGCCCGTGTTTCTTATTAATAACCTTTCGCATATCCGAGAAAGATACTTTACCTGGTTTTGATTTCTTTGCCACTTAAACTCCTTAAAAAAGAGGGGGGGTTGCCCCCCCACTCTTATCCCATAAGTTCTTTAAAGGCGTTCTCAACCGAAGAGTTACCCTTATTTCCGTATTCCGTTTCAGAACTAAGTTCTTCCGCGTCGCCAGATGCGAGATACTCATCTAGCATACGTTGAACATCTTCCGGGGACTTCCGCTCAAAAAGACTTGCAAAGTCTGGGATATTTTCGAGCATCTCGGAGCATTGCTGCTCCCCCACCTCCACACACAGTGATGTTTCCTTTCGTGCGGGAGTTAGTTGCGTCTTGGGGAAAGACGCACCAGGAGGCTTACCATAATTTAGGTGAAGATCGGTGCCTCCATCAACATCAGTAATGTCACCGTAGTCGGGATTAAGAACAAGGTTGAGAAGTTGCTCATACACTTGCTTGCCATACCCCCAAATACGCACACCCTTTTCCTCTTCACCTCGGACGAGGACAGGACTAAAAAAGCGTTGCTTTGCCATTAGTTTTTTGGCAAGATCGACACTTTCAGTCGTCCCCTCTTGAAAAAGAGAAGATACAAAATCATTTAGCGGGTCATCCTCACCAAAGTTCTTCTTTGGGGAGAGAAATCCAGCATTTCTTCCAAGATTGTAGTGAAAGAAAAATGATTTAAAGGGATCTCCGTCCGCAGTAGGCAGAATACGGATTGTTTGATCTCCATCCTCGGGTCGCCAGAATTGGGAACGATTCCCCCCGCCGCCTCGATTTTGAAGTTTATCCATTTTCGCCTTCATCTTGCTCATGTCCAACGCCATATTTTATCTCCTTTGTTTGGGGAGGGTCTTTGGCTTGACCCTCATGTTACGATTGATGCCATTATAACACAATGGGACCAGATGTCAAGTGCTTTTTTATATTTTTTCATATTGTTGAATCTGGGATGAGTAGGTGACGAGATAACAATAATTTTTTTCATACTTCGATGAGTGGATGGAATAAGATGCTTTGATTTTAGCAGATGTTTGTGATAATACTTGTTTTTTGATGTTTTTAAGCAAATTTTTGTCCTCGTCCAGATCTTTCTCAACGATGGAGTAATAATAACACTTGTTGGCAATGTTGTCAAGAGGAAAAAACAGATTTTCTGTATTTGTTTCGATGTCTAGGACACCAAATGTTGCAATTCTGCAAATATCAGACACTTCTGGGGTGCTATTGATGACCGCATCCGTATTTTTAAAGATATTGGTCATATGAATGGAGGACAGAAGATATTCATTGATGGTTTTGTAATATTTCTTAATGGGGATGCCTCCCACCATCTCCTCGATGTGTTTATTTGACACCAAATAGAGACAGTTGATCATTCCAGATCGAGCATACTCTTGGAGGATATGAAACGTTACCCTGTCTTGTAAATACTTAATATCGGTGAGGAGGGAGGGATCAGCACAAACATATAAAACATTTACTCTTGATTCTTTAAAATATTTTAAAATTTTGAGGGAGGCACCAGAAATGTTTCCNGATCCCCCAATAATAAACAAAATATCCCGATCCACATACTTTTTAGATATTTCTTCAAACTTTTTATATTCTGATGCGTTATATTCCTCGTGGGTGGTCTTCTTGATTACGGAGATACAGTTGTTCCCTCGCTTATTGACGTCAATCTTATAAACATCGTATTGTGAATACTGTTCAAAGCATTTTGCGATATTGCATCCTGCCTTTCCAAGTCCGAGTATTACGTCCATACCAAATCCTTTAAAGATCCAAAGTCTCTTCCTGCTTTAACGTTTGTTTTGAAATCTCCAAAATCTGTGGAGGAAAAAATTTCTTTTATCCTCGGAATTAAGTTGATTTCACTTTTTCGCAAGTCAATCACGAGACTATCGTGAATGCAGAAAGCAATGTGGGAAGTTGCGTTCTCTTTGAGAAACTTATTGACTGCGATCATCCTTCGCAGGAAGAGATCCGATGTTGTGCTTTGTATCAAGTAGTTCAGGCACTTCTTATCATCGCAGGGAATCTTTCTTTCAAAGGGAGTGTGGATGAAACCATCCCTATAATATTTCTTGATTGCTTCTTGTCGGTTATAAATTGCTTCTGCTGATTTGTGAATGGCGTTGGGGTTGTAGAGCCAAGCAAATATTCTCTTCTTTGCCTCGTCT